CGTGAGAAACTTGACCCCGTAGGTCAACGTGTGCGACCTCGCCTTTGAGATCGACGAACGAGACTATGCTCTTTAACTTAGACATTAATCAAAGTCGTCTCTGACCTTGAACTTAATCAAGTCCTGAACAGTATGTATACCTCCTCCTGAAGTAGTGTATTCTATTTCGCCTTCAAACGTTCCTGCTGTAGTCCAAGTTCCACTTGGAATAGCACAAGTTACTTTGCCGTTATCTGCATCTGCTATCGTGCCGGTTATTGTTTTGATCAGTGTAGTTTGTCCGACCTCTCGTATTCTAAGTTTTACAGAGCCACCACCTAAGTCTATTGGCGCCCACGTATCTGAGTTTTCTGTGTCTAATGTCAAACCAGTAGCAGCAGTATTGCTGTCTTTTAGAGTAAACTCTAAAGATGGTAGTGTATCTCCTACTACGAATTTTATTGTGTCTGAGTAAGCCATAATTAATTTTACCTCCCTAGGTTCCTAGTGTCTAGCTGACTGTATCCTGGTATGTAATCAGCTGCTCTCCAGTCCCAAGTTATACCATCATATATTTTTTCTGCTGCAGGTCCTAAAGGCGGTACCCAGAAGGGTTGACCATACCTATGCCTTGCAGAGAATATAGGTAATGCTAAAGCAAAAGGACCTAGCATGCCACTTCTATCTATTATCTCTGTCATATATTGACCGGTACTCATGCTGTTTGTTTTAAAGTAATTTACTCCAGGGTCATCTCCATCGATACCAGGTAGTAACTCGGCTAGTAAATATTTAGTTAATTCTCTAATCTCTAAACCTAACATAGTAATAGGTACTAAAATACCTGCCATCATTAGTAAAGGCATAGCTGCTGCACCCGCCCCCTGGTTAACAAAGTTTCTATGTGATTCTTTTAGCGTTGGGAATACAATAGTTTTGCCGTATGCGTAGAAGAATGATTTAAGCTGCCATATAAGTGCATACCTAGGGTTGTTAGCATAGGTAGGCCTTTGCGCTGGGTTTGGTCTAACTATAGATTCATCTACAAACTGAGCTAACGCTTCATTTACTTTTTCTCTTGTAGCTGCATCTGCTTTACCTTCTTCCCAAGCTAATACTTGTTCTGCTGTTACGTTTAGTTCTTTTAAATACAGTTGCGCTGTACTATCACCTTTTTGTGCTTTTCGTGCGCTGTCTTGTAAGAATCTTGTACCCATGCCCGTAGCAAATACTCTAGTAAACTTAGTATAAGCTTCTAAAAGAGTTACCCTAAACCAAGTGTCAGATACCCCTTTAGCAGTCTGATTCATAAAGTTCTGTTCACCAGCAAATATAAAGAAGCTAGACATAGCATCTACGCCTATTACTCCTACTTCTCTTGCTAAGTCAGCAGCTTCAGTAGGATCTTTTACCATAGTTTTTATAACACTAGCTATATCACTTATTTTGGCTGTACCTCTAGACCTTAGTACTGGCCCCGCTGTATCTTGTAAAGAAGCTAATACAGTAAAAGCTAATAGGGTTACTATGTTTACTGGAAGTAAAACATTGTTTGCTAGTTTTAACCAACCTTTATCTATAGGAGGTGTCTTACCAAACATAGAATCAATTATGTTTCTTGCGTCTGTTTGTTCTGCTGGTTTTAGTTGTTCAATCAGGCCATTTAATCTTTCTACTCCGCCTGACTGCTCAAACTCATATTTTAAAGCTAGTTTATCTAGGTATTGTTGTAGACCTACTTCTGCGGGTAAAGCTAAGCCAGAATCGATTAACTGTTTATTAGTTACATTAGACCATAGCTTTTTCCTTTCTTGCATCATGCCTATGTCTATTTTATCTTGTGGGTTAAAGTCCAACTCACCACTACCTAACTTTACAATACCATTTACTGCGTCGTGTATTTCTAAGTCTGTAGCTTTAGGATTAGCTTCTTTTAGTAGTTGTCTAGCTACTATTTGTAGGTTTTCGTTACCGGCTATTTCAGCAACTGCAACTACACGAGGGAAGAAATTCTTTCTTTTATCTATGCCGTATCTTTCTAACCCTAAGTCATCATATACTTCTTCTAGGTAGTTCCTTAGTTCTTGTGCTTTTGGGCTTAAGTCCCTAGTACTTTTTGTATCATCTGCTGCTTCGTTTACTATTTGTCTTTGCTCGTCTGTTAGAGATGAGTAAATCCAACCATCTTCAACACCTAGAATTTTAGCGACCTTGTTGTGCATAGCATTTGCTCTTCTAGTTTTTAAAGTAAATATACCTGCCCTACCAGACTCAGATACAGTTCTAGGGTCTAGGTTAAAGAAGTCTGCTACCTGTACACCTATAGGACCATAGTTCCTAAGTCTAGTGTCAGCAGTAAGGAATATTTTTTGCATCCACGTAGGTAATTTTTTACTTCTAAATATCTTACCTGCTTGTTCCATAGCCTTTCTAATTTGTTTATCACTAGCTGTTTCTGGCCCAAGTATGCTGTCTATCATAGTTTCTATGCTAGCTTTATCTGTATAAGATGCTTGTTGATTAGCTGGATTAACTAATTTTTCCTGGAGGTCAGCTGCATACTCTTGGAAAGATTCATCTACTTCTGTTCTTTTTCTATAAGTTTTGCTCTGGTTAAACATTTTCTTTTGTGACTTAGCTAAACGTGTAAACCAAGCTTTAGCAGGTCCATTCATTTGGTCATAAGCTTTGCCATCTACTTCTAAACCTAATTCTTTTCTTATAGCTATACCAAACTGGTCTGCAACAAAATTTTCAAACCCTGTTTCATTATTAGTATATGTCTCTGGTGCGTCTTTGCTTTCTCTTATTTTTTCGTACGCCTGTAATAGTTTCTTTCTGATAGCGGGTACTTTTAAACTTTTTTCTAGTTCTTGGAAAGTTAATGAATTACCTAGTTCCTTTAAAAAAGCGCTATAGTACTGTCCTTCTGATACGTTTGCATTTGTTTTCATTAAGATAATATCAAAATCAGCGTACTGTAATGTTTTAGCTAACTTATCTTTTTGTTTATTTAGATCAGTCCTTATGTCTTCAAACTGCTTTTGATCAATACTATTTTTTATACTTGTTTTTAAAGCAGAATCACTAAAACCTGTCTCTGCAGATATTATATGTAAGTTTGTAGTTAGGCCTAGATTCCTAGCCCCGGCTACTAGATTTGTTACTATTTGTTTTCTAAACGGTAAGTTTTGTCTTCTTTGTTCTGGTCTTTTATATTCTTTTCCTGCTAACTTCTTTTCTTTCTGTAACATTTTTTCTTGGAAGTCTACAACTGTTACACTTTTATATTTTGTATTGTCTTTAAATTTAGGCGGTATTCCTCTGCTCAGATCAGCATATCTATCTCTACCTACAAACTCTTTGCCTTGCTGTGCTTGGTAGTTTTGGAATACATCATTGTCTTGGACATCTCCTTTTGTATTTGTATTATCTACTGGCTGTCCTGCACTAACATCATCTGTCATGTATAAACCAGTTTCATCTAAAGAAGGTGTCTGTCTCTCCATGTCAATAGCTGCAATATCATCTATATAGGTGCCTATTTCTGCTTCTCTGTTTATAGTTCCCCCAGAAGTTCCAGATATTATTGATTGACCAGAATCATCTCTCATGCCTGGGTTATTTCTTAAGTCTTGTTTATTTATAGCATTTACAACTCTACCTACTTCACCTAAAAACCTTAAAAGTGTTTGGTCTTGGGCCCTTACTGCACCGTATATTTTTTTAAGTTCTCCTGGAGCTTTCGAGTTATAACTTACATCTACAGCAGAGTGTCTAACAGATAAAGCATCCTCAGCTCTTTCCATCAAGCTTTCTAGTTCATTTAGTGTCATATCTTGCATGGTCTTAGGTTTACCGTCTGCGTTTAATTCTATGTCCTGTAACAGAGGTGTTAAAAACTTTTTGTTTACAGCAGGAGTTAAACTATCAAATGAGCCTGCTCTGTTATCTACTAAGTCAATTAGTGGTACGTTTATTTTTGCAAATTTATCAGAGCTAAAGAAATTACTAGCTAGTCTAGGCAAACCAAATTCTCTTGTAAAATACTGTAGTTCTTTTTGGAAGTCTCCTTCTATTCTTTTAGGTATGGTAATTTTTAGCATACCTGCGCCTGCTCCATCCGGTGTAGAAATTAAATGGTCTAGGGCATAGCCAAGTTGTACATCTGGTTTCCCTCTACCTTTTTTCTTAGATGTCATATCATAAGAAAAGTCTTCGAAGGTTACACCTTCTGGGTAATACTGTAGCTTAAAGTTGTTTTCTTGTAGTATGTCTATCGCATCTAACAAAGCGTTAAGTCTTTGTGCACCCTGGTTTGCATACTCCTGTGGCTGTCTTCTTTGCTGTACTTTGGATATAGTAGATATACCTTCTAGTAAAACTGCTATGTCTATATTAATAGGTTTTTGACTTTTAGCTTCTTTATTTAAGTTCTGTAATTTGAAGTGTATAGGTGTATTGTAGTTTTTACCCCTAGTTCTTGCGTTTGCTTGATCTAATCGTATTTGTAAATCTGCACGTACGTTTCTAAATGTGTCTACGTTTTCTCTAGTAATCTCTCTAAACTGTTCTGCATCGGGTTTCATTCTGACTATAACAAATCTTTTTGTTTTTACATTTCTTTCTGGCGATGTAAATGATTCGTTAGCTGCAGTAGCTGTACGGAAAGCTTGCAAGTCTCTTACTTCTACAAACCTTAAAAAGCCGGTGCCCTTTGTATTTTCTCTTTCTATTTTTGCTTTTTTTCTAAAAGTTTCTACAGCACGTTTTGATAAGAAAGGTTTTTGTTCATTAAATTCTGTTTTTAAAGTTGTATGTATGTAAGTGTTCAAACCAGCTATAGAACGACCATCTGCTTTAGGGTCGTCTTTAGATATCTGAAACCCTTTATCTGTTTTAGGGTCTACAAATGGATTCTGTGCAGTACCAGAACCTTTCTTTGACATAACAATAGGGTCTGCTTCTTTTAGTGGCCCTTTTGCTTCTTTTTGTTGTTGGTTAAAAGTAGCTAATTCTTTTTTGTAAGCTTTATTATTTATGCCACCTTTAAAATCTTTAGGGTTAGGTTTTTGCATATCAATAGTAACGTTAGTTCTATTTAAAATTTCACTAACACCTACAAGAGGTACATTGTCTAAACTTCTACTACCAAACTCATCTCTAGCTAGACTGCTATCAATAGAGTCTGACTGTTGCATTTGAGTACCTTCTTCAGCTAGTTCATCTAAAACTAATTCTAGTTCCATAGCCATGTTGGCAAGGTTACCTGAATTTATTCTTTGTAAGTAAGCTCTATCGGCTGCTGTAAGAGCACCAGCATTTTTTTCTGCGTTTACTAACTCTCCATATATTCTTACAAAATCTTTTCTTCTGTTACTATTTTTATCGCCTAATGCGTCTGGGCCTTTTTTAGTAACTAGCGCAGCCTCGTTTACAAAAGTTACAAGTTCATTAAAATTTATTGGTAGTCTATATTCTTGTCTTAGGTAAGTATCAAACTGTTCTTGTAGTTCTTGAGATTGTTTGTATTGACCTAATGCTTTTCTATAAGTTTCAGATTCTTTTGCAAATCTTGTTTGTTCAGCTTGTGAAGCGTTGTATACCTTCAGCTGTTCTTGATATCGTCTAATTGCTATCTTGTATGCTTGTTTTTGTTCAGGGGTAGCATCTTGTTTTAAAATACCTGGCCTTGTTGGTTTTTCTACCTCTACTGCTACATCTTGGTCTAAACGTTTTGGACGCGCTGGTTTATCAGTAACTAGTCCTTTTTTAATATCAATATTTGCTGCAGTAACATCTAAATTTATTTGACCTCTATCGCCTTCTACCCCAGCATCATCGTCACTTGTGTTCATTTCCCCAGAGTCAGTTTCAAACGCTTGTTTTGTAGCTTTTAGTACGTCGGCATCTTTTGGTAATCCTTCTTGTCTAAATCTTCTATGTTGGGCCAAGCTTTGAGTTTCTATGGTGTACCTTTTAGGATCCATGGCACCCCTTACCATTTTCATAGCATTTTCAGCTTGTTTCATATCAGTCGGGTTGTCTGACTGAGCAGATTGGTATTTAGTAAACTCTTGTTTCTCGTTATCAAAAACACCTACTACCGCATTATCTTTTGGGTCTCTAGTCCTACTGTAGCCAAGCGCTCCTGATAAAAAGTCCTCTAAAACACCAGTGTCGTATTTATAACCACTATCCATTATGTTTGCTAACCTGCCAGCTTTACGTTGGTCTGTAGTAAAGAAAGCTCCTACTGGAGTTGATACACTAAACAACTCTTTACCCTCAAACATTTTTTCTATATTTGCTTGTACCTTTGCAAACTCTGCCTTCGCTTCAATAGGTACAAAAACACTGTCTGCTGGATTGTTTTCATTTTGTACAAAGTCAAACTGCGTTTCTAGGGCTCCTGCACGTTCACCCATAACTGCGCCCAGTGCTGCGGCTGTTTCTTTGTCAGAAAAAATACGCATCATTTCTCGTTCAGCTGCGTTCCTTTGCGACATATTCCTGGCTTTATTCATAACAGCTGTACCAGCACCCAAGCCGCCACCAACGCCTACACCACCCATAAGACCTGCAAATAAAGCATTTACTCTATCTATCCTTGCTTGAGCTTTCGTGTAAGTATCGTCTATTCTAAATTTTTGCTGTACGGATAACTCTTCTTGTAAAAGTTCGGCAAGCCCTTCCCCTGCTGCTGTAACAGCAGTTATAGAAGCAAAGTCTTTAAAAGCACTGCCTGGAGGTATAGGATCAAACTTAAAGGGGTCATCTCCTATTTGTTGTTTCTTGACTCTACCCGGTCTTTTAAAGGCTTTTAAAGTTGTGCCTACTGTTGCAGCTTCAGCCCCTAACCCTATAGCACCAAAAACAGTACCTTGTAAAAGAGAATCTATAGCATTTTGTTTAGTGTCCATGCCCTGGTCAACATAGTCACTAAAAGCTATACCAGTACCCATTCTTTGTTCTTGTGTAAACGCACCTAACACTGCACCCTGAGCAAATCTCTTACCTCGCATGTTTGCCCTAAGGCCTGCGTATATTTCATCTAAGTAATCTAACTCATCTCCGTCAATTTTAAACGGAGGTTTATTACCCTTGCTTACAGCCATCTGGTTTCTATAGGCCCTATCTAAAAGGTCCTCTACATCTGCTTTATCTGTACCGGGCCTAGCCCTTTGTAAACGTCTTACTCCAGTTTCTATACCTTTTCTTCTTGCAACCGTTCCTGCACCAGCCGCTGCTACTAAACCAGGAGTTGCAGTACCGCCAGAAAGTATTGTTCCCCCTGCAACAAGTCCTCCTACTACGACAGCTTCAGCTAAACTTGCTGCTAAAGAAGGTATAAACTGTCCCGTGGCAGAAGCCATATTAAGAAAAAAACCGTGTACGTCACCTTGTTCTAAAGAAGAGGCAAAATCTTGTTCTAAACCACGAAGAGGTATACCAGATTGGTCTTCTAAAAAATCAGCTTCTCGTATTCTGTTTCGTGCAGATACGTCATCCCCCCGGAGTGTATCTATAGCGGCTAAAAAGTTTTGGTTCTGCGCTTGTATGTTTTTAAAACCAGACTCTATGCCTGCACCAAGAGCTTCCCCAAGTGTGTCTATTGGTTCTTCTCTATATACGGTAGGCCTAGCGGCAATGCCTTGTTGGGGACTTACAAAAGTTCCAGTATCAGTTGTAGGTCTAGCTAACTTACCACCATTTTTTATCGTTAGGATTGCGTTGTCGATAGCCACACTTTAATTCCCTGGCACCTGTTCGATGTATCTACTTATCATTTGGGCAGTTGCTGCATCATTGAAAATATCACTGTAGTCTTTACCAGATATTGGCGCACCTATTTGACGCCCTTGGCTATCTACCATAATTATCTCTTTCAATACTTGTTTACCTGTTGGTGTTTCTTGGTACTTAGCTCTAAGGCTAGAGGTTACATCACCAAGAGGCATTTTAGGGTCTGGCGTCTCACCTATTCGAATACCAAGAACTGGTATTTTTATACCGGTCTCTTGGCCCTCAGCTAACATAATATTATACAAGGTTGTACCTATAAAGTTCCTAAAATAGCCATCTATCTCCAAGCCATCTGGTCCACTCAACAAACCAAGTTGATTTGCTTCTAGGTATGCGTTAGCTCCATTCCTAAAGTTAACACTAGCTTTCCCCCTAAAGTTTTCCGGTCTAAATTCACCAGTCTCAGAATCAGTCATGTTAGTTACAAACTCTTTTAGATCAGTTTGTATTCTACTAGCAATATCTTGGCCTTTTTTATTGGATAGGTTTGCGATCCTAGCTTCAGACTCTCTAAAGTATTGGTCTAGTCGCAGGTTCATATCTTGAGAAGTCCTGTTAAACGTCTGTTCATCCATTGGCGAAGTAGATGCATCGCCAGTGCTTAATAGCCTATAACTATCTTGGAACTCAGAATTAAAGTCTCCACCAGCCGCTACGGCTAAAGCTGCAGCTATTTCTGCTTTGCTTATATCAATAGAATCATCGTAGTCTGGTATTCTTTGTAAATCTTCGGGTGTTGTTACTTTGTATTTATTAAAAGCAGCACGGGCTTTGTCTAAAATATTCTGGTCACTACCCGCCTCTATCATAAATTGCTCATTATCTTTTATAAATTTAAGCTGAGCTTCTGGGCTACCAAATATAGGGAAGATTAAGTTTTGTGTATCTCCTATCCTACCTCTTAGTCTTTCTGCTTCTGCTTGTGCTTCTTTATATTGTGCTTGTTCTTCTTCGTTTCTACCAGTAGTCATGTCTTTTACAGGAGGTGTAAAACCAGCAGACCCATCACCCATAGAGCCACTTACACCAGTACCAAATACTGTCTTCTTGCCAGGTGCTCCTATTTTTTCTAGTCTTGTTCTTTCTTGTTTGTTTTTCTTAAGGTCTTCTTGCAGTTTTAGTCTCATGGCGTCTAGGCCATCGTTGTAGTCACTACCCATTTCTATCATCATTTCAAAACCAGATGCGGGATCTAGTTCGCCGCTTTCAACAGCCTGTTCAATTATTCCAGTTGCTTCTGGTATACTTTCAGCTTGTTCTAGTCTGTCGTTTAGTTTTATGCCTTGTAGATTAGCTACCCCAATCGCTCTGCTACCATACCCTTTCCTAGCAGAAGTAAGTCTATTACTTTGTCCCTGGAGAATAGTATTAGCCATAGTACGCAAGCCTTCTTGGTCAGTAAACATAACCACATCTTGTGGGTCATTACTAAATCCTAATGTTTTAGGTACTATGCCTTGCTCACCCTGTATTTTGAAAGAAATTCTCCCATTATCATCAATTATGTCTAGAATCTTTCCTTTTTTTATTTCTTGCGTAGTTATGTCTTTGTAAGATGTAGCTGTAGGGCTAGAGTTTAGCAAATCTATTAACTTAGCTTTGTCTCCTTTATATAGTTGGTCAAACTTATCCTTATCCATGTTCATGTAGTCTGGATTTTCGATATCTAAAAAATCTACATAAGGAGAAAGCTGTTCTATGGCGGACCTGGCAGTAGCGTCGTTTTGATCTCTAACCTGAGCGCCTATGGCGTTTGCTTGTCTTATGTCTGCTAAAGTTGGCATATTATATTAAAAATGCTGCTAATATGGAGGCTCCCATATTAGTCATTTGGGAAGAGTAGTTAGCCTTAGCTTGTTTATACGCTCCCCTTCTTGCTACTTCACCCTGGGCCGCAGTGCCTAGCCCCTCTAAAGCCCTGGCATTCACGCCTTGGCCTATACCTATGATTTCTTGTAGTAACGCCTGGTTCATTTCTCTTTGTTGTACTCTAGTATTATTTACCGTGTTTGCCATAGACAACTGTGAACCTCTTTGTGCGGACCTTTGTTGCTCTTGCAATTGTGCAGCAGATAAACCGCCGCCTCCGTATCTTTCTAAATTTCTTTGTTGTATGCCAGCTGCTACTTCTGCTTGCTTAGCTGCGTTTTCTCTAGACCTGTCTACTAATGTAGTGTCATCAGTCATACCTAATAATCTGTCTTCAAACTGTCTAAAATTAGCTAAGTAATCGTTATAGTCTTGGCGTAATATCCCTGCAAAAGCTTTGTCTGGGTCTTGTACATTTGATAAACCGCCAACGTAGTCTTGTTGTGATTTTATGTTGTCGTATGCTGATCTAAATCCATCTGCTAAACTCATTAGAATATACCTCCTAGGAAACCACTACCGCCACCATCGTTATCATTATTAGCAGCAGGTTTTTGGCCACTTAAACCAAACCCAGTTAAGATTGCAAAAGGATTATCATTGGTTGCTATAGGGTCTTTTTGCCCCGCCGCTGATTCGTTGTATTGCTTTGCAGCTCTGTATTGACCAACGTTTTTACCTGCTTGTACACCTAGCTTTGTAGCTGCCCCTATCATGCCGGCCCTTCTTATTTGTTTTGCTTTTGCTCTGTTTAAAGTATCAGTTGTAGCAATTTTAGAAGCTGTAGATAATCCTGCTGCTGTTTGACTAGCCATCTGATTAGCGCTTTTTATACCTGCTACTTGGTCTTGTCTTGATCCAGCAAGGCCCTGGGATGTTCCTTGTAATTGTTGTGCTGCTGCTGCCGCTGCTAAATCTGCTTGTGAATCTACAGCTGCTACAGCTTGTCTATTAGGATTCATAGTAAGAGCTTGCATAGTATCAGCTTGAGCTCTTCCCTCGCCCACACTCATAAGACCAGACTCTTGATTAAAAGACCGCTCTAAAAACTCTTTTTGTTTTGGTAGATAGTTTTGTCTGAAATAGTCCTTATCTGCCTTTGCTACAGCAGCATTGACTTTCTCTGATTCGCTTGCCTTAAACTCTGACTTTTTTGGCTTACTCATTAACTTTTCTCCTATACACCCTTGTATCTAAACTCCAACCTAGCTTTTTAGCATAAGGTTCTAGCTCTGGTACATGGGATTGCGCCTCTATGTACTTACAACCAGACTCTTTTGCTAACGCTTCAATCCAGTCTTCATGGGCTAACCACTCGTGTCCGCCCTTATTGTAAGTATACGCTATCCACATATACAATGTCTTGTCTTTTGTGTACCTATCTACCTCTATAGTAAGTACTAAAAACCCGACTGGAGAGGTAAATAAAAACGCTCTTTCATTTACGCACTCACTAAAAACATCTTCGGGAATAAAAGTTAGACTTGGATTATCTTCTAATATGCTTTCTAAACCAGGTTTGATAATGTTCCACGTGGAACGTATGTCGGTAAGCACTGGTTTAACAAAGTCATTAGTAGTCGATCTCCCTTCCGTATCTTCCATAGCGCCTCCTTGGCTTACCTATTCCTTTGTATTTTACTGTTCGTTTAACTCCCAGATCCCCGCCTCTTGCACGAAGTTCTGCTTGGGTTATTTCATTATTAAACTGGGCTAGATACTCTCTAGCTGCATTTACATCTGTCCACTCTCTGCTAGGCATACGTAGTAATCTATATAAAGTACCGTATATAAGAGCATCTCTATATTGATTAGATATCCTAGTATCTATGTTGTTAGAACTTCTAGATGGTTTTAAAGCTACGCTAGCTATAACTGGGAAAGACCCGCTTGGCACTGGCACTAGCCAAAATGTAGACTCTGTTTTTTGTAGATACACGTGCGGTGTACCTGTTCTATCTCTCCAATCTGGATAATTTACTTCTAGACTTCGTGGGCTTATAGGGTCCATATCCCTACCATCGTACGTCATGTGTAAAACTTGATGCACTTCTGTGCCTGTAGGTATATCAAAGTCGTATTCGTATACACCTGAGATAGTGTTGAAAGCGTCCATATCTAAAACATACGCTTTAGAACGTTCGCAAAATTCTATAGTAGTTGAACGTAAGTTACTCTCCACCAAACTGTCCGGGCAGAAAGGCACGTAAGGTAAAACTTCTTTTACTAAAGAAGAGTAACTCGCCATTTTATCTTCCCTGTTGTGGTACTACAGGTGGCATTGGCATTCCTCCTATATTTGACGTCCTATCGTTGTTCGGGCTTAGTAGTTCCTGCGCCTGCATGCCCTGTCCGATACAATTCAAAAATAGTTGGTAATGTGTCTGCGCTCTTTGTGCGTTACCTGCATACTCAGAATCTTTTTGGTAAGCTCTAAACAAGACATAATCAATAACTGCGTTACCGTAAATATCATCTATATCTAGGTTTGAACTTGCACTACTTAAATCTGTAGGTACTTTTGAATACACTATTTCTATAAAGGCATTTCCAGCTACTCCTGGATATACGTAATAGTTTTTTGGGTCATCTTCGTCGAAGATGTAGTGTTTAACTACAGTTCCGTGTTGTGCATCTCCACCAACAGTCGGATCATTCCAGTCCGGCTCTTGTGTGTTCAAGATATCTACATTTACAATTCTAATTGCTCTTTTACCAGTAGCACTACCACTTGCTGCACTCATATTCCTAGTTACCTTGATTAGTCTAAGACCATCAGAAGGTAAAGCTTGTTTGGTTCCAGTAGTTAATTGTACATTGTCAGTCTTTGCAGATGACTCTGGTCTGTAGTTTACAATTTCTCTTTGCGCATCATTAATATATCTAAGTATTTCAGCTTCTGGCCATCTAACACTAGTAGTGTCTTGTAAGATGTCCTTAATCCTACTTAGCAAATTTGTCCCGGTTAATGCCATAATTTATCCTTATTGTGCAGCTTCTAATTCTGCGATTAAATCTGATTTCTTTTTACGTCTATCAAGTTCAATCCCAATGCCTCTGCCATATTCTTCTAGCTGTACTTTGGTCATGTCCTCAAAAGATACCACTTCCTCAGCAACTTCTTCGATAACTTCCTCTACGGGAGCTTCTTCAACTACTGGTGCTGGTTCTTCTTTGACGTTCTTTACCTCCGTGCATCCGGCTTGTAAACAAAGTAATCCTAAGTCATCGCCTACTTGTCTTGGTTCGCCAGCTTTTAAATGTATACTTGCGCCCCAGGTAGAAGCTATTGACTTGTCTTCATTTGATACTATCCACATAATTTCCTCCTTAAAAATGGGTGACTTTTAAAAGCCACCCATAAAATATATCACAATTAGTATGCAACATCTAACGCAATAACACCAAAGTCTTCAT